TCCTGGGCATAGGTTATATACCCTCCCACTGAGGACGAACGGGAAGCCGCGCTGAGTCTCCGGCGCATCGTCTTGTTCATGATCAGATGGGTAGGCTCTTCCACCGCATCGATCAACTCATCGAGTTTGACCAGGGACAGAGCATCACCGGAAGCGGTAGAACCCGCTGCGATCTTGACGTTGGAGCCCGTCAGACGAACCTGGAGCCCGTCAAAGCTCTTGGTGTCTGAAGCCTTCGAACCCTTGATGAACGTCTTGGTCAGCTTGAGAGAGATGGACTTGATCTTCATCCCCTCCTGTATTGCACGCTGATCCTCTCCGGCTGTGTTGACGATGAAGACGTCCACATCGAGGTCGCCACCAGCAATAGCCAGCGTCTCGGTGACGTTCTCCATTTCTCCCGTGCCCTCAGTGTAGGCCTCGTTCACACCCCTGAAGTCGGAACGGGGAAGCACTTTCTCACGGTTGAAAGAGTATGCGTTGCCGTCAATCGTCTCCATGGGAAGGGCTGCCATCACATCACTGTTCTTGGCGTAAAGCTCCATCACCGTGGCTTCCAGAACCTTGTTCTGGCCGAGGGCAATCTTGCTGGATTCCAAAAGGTTAACTGCCATTGTGATATCCTCCTTTTCTTTCCTTTTCTGAGTTTATTTTTATCCACCGGGTATAATGAAAAATCCCGATGGAACTGTCTTGAAGACCAATCCCACCGGGATTTGCTCGCCGCGCTGCGGGTTGAGCGTTATTTCCTACTCATCCCCACTGGGGCTCGTAGGAGCCCAAATTTCCAAGTCGAGTTATCTCACCGCTTTCTCTGGTTCCTTCTAAGAACCTTGAGACGATCTGCTGCCGGGATTTTGGAATAGTCGATATTCCCACGGCCCGGTCCACTTCCTCCACTCCCCTGACTTCCTGCCCCGGAGGAGCTTTTGAACAGGTGAGGAGCCTCTTTCATAAGGTCTTCCACCCATTCCTCAATAGTCAGCAAGGTCTGACCATCCTTTCCGTACAGAAGCTGATCACCCTTACGGGGAACAGGCTGGTTGTCTTCCAGATGCCATACCTCTCTGGCCCGTGAAAGGATATCCTTGATGGCCCCCGGCACAGCATCTCCCAAACCGTTGACGGCCTGGGTCACGTTGGAGTCGATAAGGATTTCAGCAAGCTTGTTCTTGGTAGAGGCCAATTCATTCTCCAGTTCTGCGATCCTCTTGGATCCAGCCCCAATCTTGCTCTCATAATCCTTTCTCATCTTCTCCGTCTTCTGAGCAACCACCTCATCCACCTGCCCCTCTTCGAGCAGCTTCTTGTGGCCAGCTGACTCCTTCTCTTCCTTCAGGGCTTTGTACTCTTCCAAAACTGCTTTCGGGTCAACATCGTCCCCAAAGAGGGATTTCAGAGCAGTAAGCTCTTTTGTAACGTTGATGTTGGTGTTCCGAAATTCATCCAGTTTCGTTTTGGGCACCGCCCCTTCAACAGGCAAATGATACTTTCCATCCTTCTCCTCGTACAGGCTGGCTACTCCCTCCGGGAGTCCTTCGAGTGTGTCCACTACCATCTTCAACGGCATAAAATAATCCTCCTGATGAGAATAGTACTGCGTGTAATTCTAAAAAGTAAAGACTTTTTTCACTACTTTTTTGAGGATAAAAATATGTGGAGAGATACAAAAAAATTTCTTCAGTATTATCTTTGCGTTATACCAGAATCATCGTATAATTGACGAGGTTCAAAAGTTTTCGCAAGACCTGTACGGTTATATGGGGCACTGACGTTGAATAATTTCAATAACTTACGACATATAAAACGCAATAATCTCGAAAACAGTTTCCACAGTCTATACAAAACACAAGATAGATTTGGAAAAATCTATATTGGAATCATCGTTCCTTCGGAGCAGAGGCCCTGAGCCGTGACCCTGAGAACTCATACTGCAGTGCTTCCAAGAAGGCTTCCCCTTCGTCCACCTTAATCTCTTTCCCCCCGATCCCCCTCACCCCATACCTAATGAGTTCAGATACCATCTTGGTGGGCAGGGCCTGGAATGTAATTCTTCCATCCTCCTCCAGCTGCACTGTTCCCGCATACTCTGGGCTTCCATCGTCTCCGTATAGAGCAAAGTCTACATACTTCATATTTCCCCCGTTTGTGACAAAGTCCTTCCCACTCTATTATAACCCCTTTTCAGAAGTCACGCTGGTTGAACCCCCAGAACAACTTGGAAGCACGGTCTGATTTTCGAATGTCCAATATCCTGAATACCCGTTCCCTCAGGGCTGATGTCTCTTTTTCGTTCAACCCCCATCTGCTAGCAAAGGCCTCCACGTCCCACTTCTTGAGCCTATCTAGAAAGGCCTTCATCTTGGGGCTTGTCTTTATAAATTGAACACTGGCCTCGATCTCCTTGATAGAATAATCATCTTTGAGGGTATGACGGAATTCATCCAGCCCGGTTGTCCGTGTGCTAGTGGCTCTGGGAAAGGAATAACCGTGATCGATAAAAATCAACTTTCCGTTTGTAGTCCTCCGCAACCAGTTCTTTCCATGACGGTCTGTATTCCCGATAATGTAATCAAAGGTCAATCCAAATACTCTCTCTTCCACCTTCGGATTATCCCCGCTGTAGAAATAACCGGGCTTGCACAAGTCCTCCCACATCTGGATTGAACCCACCTTACCGTCTATATGGGTCACCGCCGTAGGAGGTACAAGACCCAGGCCCAGAGCCTGATCCACCTCATAGGCCATTGCTTCCCGGTAGGCCAACGGAACATCTCTGTTGTTCACGGTCATCCGGACATCCCACCGTTCCCCGGCCATAGGTTTGTATATCCCTTTGATGACCTTGTTCCCGGTCTTGAACTCAACGATATAGGAGTCATTGATACCCCCGCCCATCTCCATCTTTTCCATCTTCACCAACTCCCCATTAAGGAGGGTGTTGAGTGCACCGTGAGGGTTGATGGCTTCCGGATAATCAAAAAGTTTGACTTTTGTTTCCCTGACTTCTTTCAACATCTTTTCGATATCTTTATGAAGACGGGCATCTTCAATAGCTTTACCTTCATCAAACCAATTCCAGGCTCTGTCTCCTCCCCCTCGTATCTTTCCCAGAATCAAGGGCCTGAGTTCAATATCTCCAATTGGTCTTCCTTCAATCCATCTCCCAATAATCTCATCATAGGTTTGAATACCATATCCATCTATATATTTGCCTTTGTACTTCAGAATGATGTGTCCGATATCATCCTCACTCCTGAAATACAATCCGAACGCTTCCACTCCGGCCTTCTCTCCTCCCAAAGCCTCATAGATAGACCGGGCAAACATCCCACAATCCCCGCCGTCATAATGATAATCTCCCTTGGCCACCTGTTTGATTACCTGACGTGCGGCTTGCTCCTTTGGTATAACAATCTTGGGTTTGGGAGGAGGGGCAGGTGGGATACTTCTCCCGGATACGGATTGGATCCCACTCGTGTTCTCCGGTAGGAACTTGGGCTTGGGTACAGGCTTGGGCATAGGTGGTCTTTCTTCGGGAGTCAGTCCCCTGACCTGTCGTCCCTCGTCCTTCATCTTCTGGATGAGGTCTGCTACCTTGAGCTGACGGCCCTGCTGATCGATAAGGTCTGCCATAGTGAGCTTGTTAGCCTTCCATAACTTCCATCTCTTCACCCCCAACGCATCTATCTGAAAAGCCTCCGTTTGGGTTTTCAACCAAGCCCCGTAGTCAAGGTCAGCAGCTACAGGCCCGGCCATGCTAGCACGAACCTCCGGTGATATCAGATCCAAGGCCTTCAGCTTCTTATTGTGAGCCCGTACACGGCCCGGTTCTGGCTTGTACTTCTCCAACTCCCGATAGCTCTTCAGAATAGGTATCATTACAGATCGACACTGCCAATGATGAGGAGGAAATCCCGGCCAACCCATAGTAGTCCCTTCAAGAGGTTTGCCGTTCATATCCCATTTCCCATTATCCAGAGCCCGACACAAAGGAGTCGTTCGAGCATCGAGGGTGCTCACTTGTCGGTAGCCCTTGATCACGTCTGAGTTGGCTTCATATAAATCCTTGCGGACGTTATTGGCTACCTGAAGCACAGAAGTCCGAACGAGGGCTGTGGCATCTCTCTTCATTATCCCAAGGGTTCCGGGCTCCGCTTTTGTCCCAACTATCCGGCGCACCATCTCCCCGATAGCCTGACCCTCTATCAGGCCCAGCTGAATCCTCCGGTTGACATCGTGGAGAGTTGCAAACATTTGATCCCGGTAGTCATCCGACTTCTTCTTCCACCAGTCCCCGATGACCCGGCCCTCGATCATGGTGCTGTTGACTACCTCGTTGAGCATATCGTTCGTGAGAGTCACATCAAATAGAGTAGCCCCTCCAAAAGGAGTGTTGATTATATCAGCCACCTTCACAGCGTCATACCCGGCTATGTCCCTCAACTCTTTGTAAACATGGTCCTTGGTCACCTTGTAGGTTTCGCCCAAAATTCCCGATATCTCCCCCTTCAGCATCTCCAATCGGGATTCTCTCCACTTGGTGAGCTTGATCTCTCCTAGATCGTTCTTGGCCAGAAGGCCTGTTATTTCATCCTTAGCTTGTTCTAGCAAGCCAACTACATCTCCACGTGTACTCTCCGTTAGTCTTTCCAGATCCACACTGGCCCGGATGAAACCGTCATAGATATCCTGCTGAACATTTCCCGGCATTGAGCTTCCTCCTACAAGAAGAACAACATCAAGGCCACCACCCAAAGAATGACCACTCCCCACCAGTAAGGATCACGAAGGGCTTCAGCCCACCTTTCTCTCAAGGGACTCACCCCTTCCTCCGGCTAGCAGATTTGACCTTGCCCCGATTCTGTTCCAACTTCAGGGCAAGCCGATAACGGGGATTGGCCTTGGCTTTGTTGTTTATATCTTTGGCCTTGGCTAGTATCCGGGCATCCTTCTTTACTTGGTTGGTGAGCAGCGTTGTAGCCATTCTGCGAACCTCCTTCTTCTGATTCAATAATTTGTCCGCACTTTCTGCACCTTGCTCTGAACTTCCGTTTGTCTCCCCTGCGAGAGATAGACAAGATGTCCACGTTGATACTCCCACAAACCCCGCAAACAATCGTCATGGTTGCTCCCTCATTGTTGTCTTTAACCTCTGAGTCTCCAATTTGTACAACTCCTCCGCTTTCCGCATCGATATGGGGGATTTGTTCAGCCAATGCCTCTCATCCCTCTCTTCCCGACCAACCAAATATCCCCCATTCCAACAATGGCACAATAGGACGTTCTGGGATCCCACAGTCACCGACTGAACCACCTTGGCCACCTGTTTATCTAGTTTGCTCATTCGGTTTCTTCCAACTCAACCTCTGTGGGCTTCCTTCGATTCAACTTGGATTTGGATTTGGGCAATGGCTTCTTCTCCGGTTCCTCTTCCGATCCTTTCCCGGTTGAGGTAAAATTCCCGTTGCCCGTCAAGGCCAACTTCATTTTCTCCTCTTCCACAGTAGTGTCAGGGGCCAATATCTCCCCCTGCTGCAGATTCCACAAGAACGTATCAAGAGAGATAGCCCCGGACTGAAGAGCCTGAAGCAAAGCTGTTATCTGTTGAGGAGCAAGCCTGTCTGATACGAAATCCCGATTGAGAGCCACGGTTATCTCTCCCACAGTAGCCGTTATCCATAGTGAGACATACTCCAGCAGCTTCTTCATCCCGTTCTCTATCGAGGAGCATATGCTGCTCAAGGTGGCCACGTCCCCGGACTGTCTCCGTTCTACTGTCTCTGCCGCCTCTGCTGCCGCCTTCTGTCCTTCGAGAAGACGTGCTCCCATTGTAGCCATTTCCTGTTTCAAATCCTCCCGCGCTACCCGGACAGCCCCAAGCCCTGATCCTCCAAATTCCAAGTACCCACATTTGGCAGCTTCGTTTTCTGTCACCCAAGCTTTCCCCGGCCCCACATACAACTTGCTCTCCTTCGGCCAACCAGCCGCCCAAGGAGTGGGCAACGCACAGTAGTGAAGCCCGTGATAATAATCGACTGTGACCTGCCAGTGTTTGATATTTAAGAAGGCCAAATCAAGTAAGGGAGGTTTGTCGGGAACGTGGTGGTTGGTGACCGATCCAAAGAAGACAAAAGGGATAAAATCCATAAACTGACCCCTCACCTTTGGAGTAATACCCTCCTGCTCCGTTCCCCATTCCCCTTTGTCATTCTGGATGTAAGTGGAGACATTGTAGATGCCGTCTATCAGCTGAAGCCTTCTCAGCCGGGTTTTCTTGTCGGTCACGAACTCATCCTTGGGGTTGGCCTCATAATAGACTTCCTGAAGGATAATATCAACAATCACGTCTATCCGGCCCACCTTCTCCGTCCGTATGTTCAGTATGTCCTCAGCCTTGTAACGGCTGATATAAGGTCGGTTGGTATTGTCGTCAAAGTCTGCGAGGGCTCCAAGATACCCGAAAGACAGAACCTCACTGAGTAGGGTTTTGGCAAGCTCGTCTACACTGAGCCCGTCCGGAGTCAAATCCTCTAGAACCTCCTTGGGCACGGCTGGGGCGTTGACTTTCGGAGTTTTCCTCATGACAGCCCCGGTAAGACCCTGAACGGTCTTGGCGGTGGCGTTCAGAAAAGTCCCCCTCTCCTTGTAGGCTTGATAGTCACTGGTGTCTTGGCCCTTGAGCTTGGGCAGGTAGGTTTCACCTGCATCCTTGACTGCCCGTTCCCCTTCCAGGATCGTCTCGATCATCTCCCAATCATAGATTCGTTCCTGGTAATAAACTGATTTACTGTCAATGGGCATCTCGTCCCCCTCCTTTAACCATCTTGATTCTTCAACGTAGTTGACGCCTCACATAGTTTTCGACTCAGCCTGTACCTTTTCACATCCGTGTTTTCTCGCTTCATTCTCGCACGAAATACAAACGTGCACTCTCCGGAATCCAAACCAATACTCGGCAAGCTCCCACAATTCGTAGGGTTTGCCGCAAATGTTACAATGGCTGATAACAGTCCAAGTCAATAGTGTGTTCATTCCTTTACTGGTTGAGAACCTTCCCCAGAAGCCGCTTTGTGGGACCAGCTTTCAAATACAAAGTCGAGGTTCCACATCAGTGTGTGAGACTGGGCCAGCTTCTTCTGGATCGCTTGCCTGCGTTTCCTATCTCCCGTATGGAAGTCATGGAACTGTACCTGAAGGTGCTTGATCTGGTTTATCTTCCCGGAATCGATGAGGGCCTCTATCACGTTGTACTCAGCCCCTTCTATATTCAGCTTCAGGAGGTCGATGGTTCCCCCCGGATCAAGGAGTTCATCCATGACCGTCCGGATATCCCGAAAGGGAAGTTTGGTGCCGGGGACACCTTCAGGCCCGAACATTGTAACCCCGTCATCGGCCCCGTAGACGTCATGATTCACATTCTTGTCCCAAATCCCAAAGTTGAATACCTGTACCTTCTCCCCATGGTTCTCGAAGCGGTTGCATATCGTGAGGACATAATCTTCTACTGGCTCAAAGATAAAGATGTTGGCCCCGGTAGCCCGATATATTGCTGATGCCCAGTCTCCCCGATATCCCCCAGCATCCCACACCATACTCCGGGAGTTCAGATCAGGATACTGTACCCGCTTCTTGTCGAACTTATCCTCATAGAATAGTTCTGTCCGGAGTCTCCTGACCTGCGTCTTGGGATCCATATACTCATCGGTAAAGTCGAGTTCATAGATTTTGAACCCGTCTCCATCTTTGAGGATGTGCCTGTACTTCTCCTCCTGAGGAGCAGAGAACATACAAAGGCACAGGCCCAGGTTCTGAACATCTTCGAGAGGTTCCGCAAGCTTGACCACGTCCTGATCCCTCATCTTCACAAGGATGATCCGGCCTTCCCGAACCCCGGAGTTGATCACTACGGTTCCAAGATAATGATCAGAAGCCTTGGAGAGGAAAGCCATTTCCAACAGCTGATCAAATCTATCCCGGATGAAATGCTTGCTCATCTGATCCGGGCTCTGCCGATAGTAGAACCAGGGCTCATTCACTTTCATGATCCGGGCTCTCCTCCGGATAGCATCCCACCACAGCTTCCATTCACACATATGATTGCGGTGGTCGTTGAGAACCTCGGTGTACCCTCCGATATCTTCAAACAACCCGTATCTCATCACCGCACAATACGGGATATAATTGACCTGAAGCAGTGCTGCGTATTCTCTCCGGGAGTCTTCGAGAGCATCTATGGTCGGAACGATCTTGCCGTCACTCACACTCTCGTTGAATACGGTCTCATCAGTGTAGACGATATCCAGCGTGGGATCGTTGTCAAGGAGCTTGGTGGCCCGTTCGATATACCCCGGATGGATCATATCATCTGAATCGAGGAACATCAAATATTCACCCCTCATCGTATCTTCCCGGAGGGCTCCTATATTCCGGGCCTTGTACACCCAGCTGTTCTCGATAGTCTTGACCCAAATTGGTATCTTGCTTTTCTCGCAAAAGCGTTGGACCACGGCCAGTGTATCATCGGTACTCCCATCATCCACAATGATGATCTGGGCTGGCGGGTAGGTCTGGGCCTGTAGGCTGGTGATCGTCTCCCCTATCGTCTTGGCAGCGTTGTACGCCGTCACCACTACTGTTACCCCTTTGAGACGCAGGGCCTTCTTGTCTCCGTCCTCCTCCTGCAACTCGGCAATCCGTTTCTTCAGCCTTTCTACCTCTCGCTGACGGGCCTCCTTGTCTGACATCTTGTTGTCCTTTACTTCCCCCGGAACCAAGTCCTTGTAAAAATTATTCGTGTCTGACATTTCTCCTCCTCAGTCCTGATTGTATTGTCTGTTACCGTCTTTCATCACCCGTACCCTTCCTGACTTCGGCCTGATCACAATGTCCTTCGGTGTGACCTTACGAATCAGAAAGTGAACCCCGTTGATGTTGATAACGTCCCCGATTTTGAAGATGACGGAGCCCTGTGGGGTTGTTCCTTTACCCTCAACTCCCCGGCTCTTTCCGGCATCTCCACGTGATCAACCACCTCTTTGTAATCGTTCATTACTTCCCCCTGGTTTTGTTATACCTCATCCTCGTTCGACTTGGCCACGATGACCAATACGGCCACAACCCCTATCATCAGGACGACAAAAACAGCTATCCTGCCGATGATTCCCCCCGGACCCTGAGACGCGCTCAACAGCCCCGGAATTGCCGCCCCTCCTACCACTGTAAGTATCTCAACCATTTCCCCGGTTCCTCCTTTTGTAAATCATATTTTCTTGGAAATCCACTTCGACACCCCGTCTGATTGATTCCCTCTCCAGAGCCTTTCGCACCGTGTTCCACGGTATCCCCCACCGGGTTGCTATCTCATGGACGGTCATCTTCTTCTCTGTATACTGGATGAACATCCGGGCATCCCGTTCCTCTCGGTAGGCTTTCTTGCCATATACGTCAGGCTCGATGTTCGGCATTACCAGCCCCGTCCCTCGTTCTCGGTGAGTGTGGTATTGTCTATGTTGTCCCAAGTGACGGGGATTATATCAGGAGAGTTGCGGGAAGGATCCAGCGTCCACTGATCCGGGAAGTAGAGCAACTTGTCTGGGCTATTACTCAACCAAGCTGCCCACCAAGCAAAAGTAGAATTCCCAAAGATGAAGTGCTCGCAAGCCGACATCAATGCCAAATCCTTCTCCGGTTCTTCCTGATGTTTGTCCATAAAGAAGAATTGAGCCTCCGGCAAATTCATCTCTTCCGTCATCAAGATATCCTCGAACTCAGCCTTGATCATACAGATATCATCCGAGAAGATCAGGAACAGAGGTTGCATATCCTTCTCTTTCCACAGCAATTCATACATCTTGCGGATAGCTGGAAGGTAATAGTCCGGCCCCTTGACCCCGTATATGGTCTTG